GCGGGCGACGTGCTGACCGTTTCGACGGGATACGGCGAAAAATCCGTAAAACTGTTACGCGGCGGCGTTGAAACCGACGCTTTCCGTTATTTGGACGTTGACAGTTCATATTTACAGCTTGCCGTGGGCGATAACCTTTTCCGATATTCAGCGGATACAAACGCGGAAAATCTCGAAGTATCCATTTATCACAATAACTTGTATTTGGGGGTGTAGCGGTATGGAATTATACGTCTATTCTTCCGATATGGAGCTTCAAGGGATCGTCGAAAAAATCGCGTCGCTGATCTGGACGCGCCGCTATTGGAGTTGCGGCGAATTCAAGTTGCTTGTTCCCTTCACGGAAGAGCATTCCCGAATGCTGGTGAAGAACAATATCATTATGAAGCGCGGCGACGACGAAGCGGCACAAATCCGTTATGTTTCGATCACGAAGAATTCGCAGGGGCTGGAGGAAATCGAGGTTCAAGGAAAGTTCCTGATCGCGTGGATCGGGAAGCGAATAATCAAAAAGCAGATTATCACGAACGACACAACGCAGAACATTCTATACCGTATTGTACGGGAGAACGTAACAAATCCGGCTGATACCGTGCGAAAAATTCCGGACGTGTCGATCGCGGACGACG